TGACAACTATACATATTACATACGAAGCAACAGAAGTCGTTGATACTGATGATTTAGTAATAACTATCGACGATAGTCCAGTTGAATATGTATTAGAAGACAAGTTTATTATTATTGACAACAGTCCAGATGAGTTTGGGTTTCACATGTTAAAAATACATCATCCAAACATATCACAAACACAAAAAATAAAAATCAATAATTTTAATGTTAACAGTGCCAGCGTCAGACATACGCTGTTTCTTTCATATGCACCTAAAAACAATCTACGACAAAACACAACAGTAATCAGTGACTATCATCCTGAATGGCACATGCCATATGGCAATCCAGTTAGTTGGTGGTTAGCAGAGTGTGCTAGAAACTTTAAAACTAGAACATACGGTAAGCAGATAGATGATGAATACACAGTGTGGTATCCAGAAACTACACGCATCGAAGGTAATTATCCTCAAACAATGAAAGACTTTTTTGAACACAACTTTGGCTTTACAGCAGTTGAAAAATCAGAATTCAAAACAGTATTTCATAATATGAAAATTCCTTGTATGCGATTACCTAATCTCAAATACAATGAAGACGCATTACTAAAAGAATTTACAGAACATATTGATCTATTTGAAAAATCAGATTGGGTACCAGACCAAAACAATTATATAGAAGATGAAAAAGATTTTAATCTTAAAGAAAGTGCATCAATACCATGGCAAATACTTAGACCAACACTAGGTGAAGAAGTAAGTGACATTACAGATGTATTTCCAGAAAGTGCCAGACTACAACAAGAACTATTAGACAATGGATGTTTTATAGGTATGACTTTTCTTGCTTGTTTACATGGAGAAAGTTTTGTTAGTCCACACCTAGATGATTACTGGACACAACATCCTTTACTAGCACCACAAAGAGGTATGACAAAAATATGGATTCCAATTGGATGGGAGCCAGGTAATTATTTTAAACTTGATCGAGTAGGTAATGTTCCAATTGATCAAGGTGCTTGGTTGTTCAATCCTAATTGTTTTACACATGCTTCAATCAATACAACTAAGAATCCAAGGTTTACAATAGCGTTCAATGTAGAAATTAGAGAGCCCGGAAAATTTACAAGGTACTTATAATGTTAGTTAACAAATTCAATTACGAAAAGATATCAAGAAACACAGTAGAAGGCAAACGTTTATATTCATTACCAGATGGCACAGCAGTTCCTAGTGTTACTACAATTTTAGATAAAACTAAGCCAAAAGAAAAACAAGAAGCACTTAATCGTTGGCGTAAGTCAGTAGGCGAAGCCAAAGCACGAGAAATAACCACAGAAGCCGCTAACCGTGGCACTCGTATGCACAAGTGGTTAGAAGACTATGTTGAAAACGATAGAAACATGGGACAACCTGGCACCAATCCCTACAGTCAACAGAGTTTTAAAATGGCAGAGCAGATAGTAGAACATGGACTCAAATATGTTGATGAAATGTGGGGCATTGAGGTTCCTTTATATGTTCCTGGACTATATGCTGGCACTACTGATGCTTGTGGTGTTTATAAAGGCAAACCCTGCATAATTGACTACAAACAGACTAATAAACCTAAGAAAACCGAGTGGGTAGAAGACTATTTCCTACAGTTAACAGCCTATGGTACTGCACACAACGAAGTACATGGTACTGATATCAAGTCAGGCACTATTCTTATGTGTTCAAAAGACTATGAATTTCAAACCTGGACTATTGAAGGTGCAGAATGGGACAAGTGGCAAGAACGTTGGTTTGAAAGAGTTGAGCAGTATTACAAACTTGCATAAATACTTGATAATAGAACAATAGGTTAGAAACATGGCTGTAATACAAATTTCAAAAATACAAGTACGACGTGGCCTACACGAAAACCTACCACAATTAGCAAGTGGTGAGATGGGATGGAGTGTAGATACTCAACGACTTTATATTGGTAATGGTACCTTAGCAGAAGGCGCACCTGAAGTTGGTAATACTGAGATAGTTACCACAAGCCGTGATATTCTAAGTATCATCAGAAGTTATACATTCAAAGGTACTGAGTCTGGTTACGAAAGCGTTACAGGGTCAGATGCTACACACCCAATATTAAGAAAGTTCCAAGATAAACTAGATGAATATGTTAGTGTAAAAGACTTTGGTGCTGTAGGTGACGGTACAACTGACGACACTGCGGCAATACAAAAAGCTATTGATCAAGTATATCCAGCCAGCAAATTTACAACTATTGCTACTAGAAGAATACTAGATATTCCTGCAGGCGAATATATTATTTCTAGCAACATTACTATTCCTAGTTATGCTCATATTAAAGGTGAAGGTCCTATGAGCTCAATCCTAAAACAAACGGGCGGATCAAACCCATTAATACAGTTTAAAGATGAAAATGGTCTGGTAGGTAATGCTATTACTGGAACAAATCCGTTCCAGATTTCTATAACAGACATTGGGTTAGAAACAACACAAGACAATCACTTGATAGCAATTGACAGTGCCAGTGATGTTAGACTAGAAAAAATGAGCTTTACAGGCAGTGTTACATTTGGTGGTGCTGGTACAGAAAAAGCAGGTATTAGAATTCAAGACAGTGTAAGTAAAACAGAACATATTTCAATTCAACACTGTGACTTTGCAAATGTGTCATATGGTATATATGGTACTGGCGACATAAGAAGTGTTACCATTGATCATTCTAAGTTTGATCATGTATATCATGGTGTTGTAGCAGATAAGAATTCAAGTAATGTTGCTCCAACAAGTATGACAGTCAGTAACAGTATCTTTAGTAGAATTAGTAACTACGGTGTTAAGTCTAACGATGGTAGTTCAATAACTTCAACTTTTAACTACTTTGGTGAAGTTGGATTTAGTGAATTAGCAGTTGAGTCAAGTGTATTATACTGGGGCAACAATGACAACTACAGTATTAGTGATAAATTTACTAGAGACGATGCAAACATAGCTCTATATCCATTAATTGAAATGGAAGACAATGGTAGAATAACTAGTCCAACAACTTCGCACTATGGTAGTCTAAATATCAACCCAGGTGCAATTGAAACACTAGCAGGTAATACAGCAGTAGCGGCAAACACAACAGTTTCATTTGATGAAGTATCAAGTGCAATTATCGATTATACTATGGTGCGAAACAATGAAACTAGAATGGGTAGTATGAAAGTCACACAAACAGGCGGAACCGCTTTCTTTGAAGATGACTATACAGAATCTACAGCATTAGGGGTAACATTATCATTTGATTCATACGGTAATGTTGCAGTCTTACAATACACTTCAACTAATACCTCACCAGTACAGGATACGACTTTCAAATTTAATATTCGAAACTTCGTATAATGTGGAATAATACTTTTTGGGAATTGCGTGTTAACGAAAGACTTAACATGTGGAAAGATTTCCGCAAGGAAATAGGTCAGTTATCTCTTGACAGTGCAGTCAGTGAAGTAGCCAATATGTGGGGTGGTGCTCCATATATCAATTATTATGTCAATCCAAACGATCCAAAAGAATGGCCAGATCCATGGACAATGTTAGCCGAAAATTACTATTGTGATCTTGCAAAAGCATTAGGAATATTGTATACTATATACTTTAGTGAACATAAAAATTCACACCCGGAAATACGTATATACTATGACTACAAAACAAAGGAAAGACACAATGTAGTTTGGTTAAAAAATGGGAAATATATTCTTAATTGGTGGCCATACGAGATAGTAAATACAAGTGATATAGAGAAAGAAACTGATGTAAAACTATTACACAGATATAAGGAAAAAGACTTAAATCTAGACAGATATTAATCAATCAAATAACAAAGAGGTTATCAAAACGTGAATGTTGATATTCAAGTAAAAAAGAGAAGTGGCAATTTAGTAAAGCTCGATCTTACCAAGTGGCAAAACCAAGTAGCTAAAGTCTGTCAAGGAATTGCTGACGTCAGTCAGTCAATGATTGAAATTAAAAGCCAACCACATTTTTATGATGGCATTACTACAAGAGAAATTGATGAAATAACTCTACGTGCTATTGTAGACTTAATTGATGTAGAACACGAACCAGAAGTAGGGCATACTAATTATCAATACGTAGCAGGTAAGCAACGCCTTTCAATGTTAAGAAAAGATGTATATGGCTCATATCAACCTCCCCGCCTCTACGACATAGTAAAAACAAATATTGCTACAGGATTATATACTCCTGATTTATTAGAGTGGTACACAGAAGAAGAATGGGACAAGATGGAAAAATTTATTGACCATTCTAAAGACGAAGATTATAGTTATGCCGCTATTGAGCAGATGATTGAAAAATATCTTGTGCGTAATCGTGCTACAAAAACAATTTATGAAACACCACAGATCCGTTATATGATAGCGGCCGCAACGGTGTTTCACAATGAAAATCCACAACAGAGATTAAAGTTTATTAAAGACTATTATGTCTGTGCTAGTGAGGGATTGTTTACACTAGCAACACCGGTACTAGCAGGCCTAGGTACTCCTACAAAACAATTTAGTTCATGCGTGTTAATTAAATCAGACGATGACTTAGATAGTATTTTTGCCTCAGGTGAGATGATGGCCAAGTATGCTAGTAAACGTGCAGGCATTGGTTTAGAAATTGGCAGACTACGTCCATTAGGAGCACCTATCCGTGGTGGAGAGATCATGCACACTGGTATGATTCCTTTCTTAAAGAAATGGTTTGGTGATTTACGTTCATGTAGTCAAGGCGGTATCCGTAACGCATCAGCAAGTGTATTTTATCCTATTTGGCATTATCAGTTTGATGACTTAATTGTACTTAAAAACAATCAAGGTACAGAAGAGACTCGTGTACGCCATATGGACTATGGTGTGTGTTTAAATGCGTTCTTTTGGAGACGTTTTAAAAATAAAGAAAATATTACTTTCTTTGATCCAAACGAAGTGCCAGATTTATATGAAGCATTTTATAATGACACTAAACTGTTTGAAGAACTGTATGTCAAGTACGAACGTAAAACTAGTCTACGTAAAAAGACTATGTCAGCTGAAGAAGTATTTAAATCAGGAATATTGAAAGAACGTACAGATACAGGTAGAATTTATCTTGTGTTTGTAGATAATGTTATGAATCAAGGACCATTTGATCCAAAACATCATACAATATATCAATCAAACTTATGTTGTGAAATCTTACTGCCCACTAAACCATTTAAACGTTTAGATGACGAAGAAGGAAGAATTGCTTTATGTACCTTAGGTAGTATCAACTGGGGTTCATTCCGTAACCCAGAAGACATGCGTAGAGCATGTAGAATTTTACAACGTAGTTTGTGTAATATCTTAGACTATCAAGATTTCTTAAGTATACAAAGTAAATTAAGTAATGACGAAATATCACCTTTAGGTATTGGTGTTACTAACTTAGCATATTGGCATGCTAAACGTAGTCTTAAGTATGGAGAATCAGAAGCATTACAAGAAGTTAAAACCTGGATGGAACATCAGGCATTTTTCTTAACTGAAGCATCAGTTGAACTTGCTAAAGAGCGTGGTGCTTGTACACATTCAGAATTAACTAGATACGGACAAGGAATATTTCCTTGGGAGTTAAGAGCTAAAGCTGTTAACAAACTAGCAGACTTTACTCCAACTAGAGAACTTGATTGGGAAGAACTAAGAAGTCAAATGAGACAGTATGGTGTACGTAATGGTACTTTAATGGCTATTGCTCCAGTAGAAAGTTCTAGTGTTGTTATTAACTCAACTAACGGTATTGAAATGCCAATGAGTTTGATTTCAGTTAAAGAATCAAAAGCAGGATCGTTTATACAGGTAGTACCAGAATATAATAGACTAAAAAATAAATATCAATTGATGTGGGAACAAACTGATTGTACAGATTATCTCAAAACAGCCGCCGTCTTGGCCGCTTATGTTGATCAAAGCATAAGTACAAATACGTTTTATAATCCAGCACATTTTAAGGATAATAAAATACCAACTACACTTATTGCTAAAAACCTAATGCAGGCACATCAGTGGGGACTAAAGACTTTCTATTACAGTCTTATCAACAAAGCGGGGTCTAAAAGCTCTGAAGCGGAAGAAATTGCGGCGCAATATCTTTCACAGAGTATAGGGACAAATTTAATTGAAGAAGAAGAAGATTGCGAGGCATGTAAACTATAATGAGTAAAGAACAATACGACCTAAAGAAAAAAACAGATTATTTAAATAGACAAATGTTCCTTGATCCACAAGGACCAGTAACCATACAAAGATTTGAAGAAGTAAAATACAACAAGGCAGTTAAACTAGAACAAACAGCAAGAGGTTTCTTTTGGGTACCAGAAGAAGTTTCATTAACTAAAGACAGTCAAGACTTTAAAGATGCTAGTGATGCAGTTCGTCATATCTTTACATCAAACTTATTGCGTCAAACAGCATTGGATAGTTTACAAGGTAGAGCACCAAGTCAGGTGTTTACTCCTGTTGTTGGCTTGCCAGAATTAGAAGCATTGGTTTATAATTGGTCGTTCTTTGAAACTAACATACACTCACGTTCATACAGTCACATTATTCGTAACATTTATAATGTACCTAAAGATATTTTTAACACTATCCATGACACACAAGAAATTATTGACATGGCCAGTGATATTGGCGACTATTATGACAAACTACATGTTATTAACTGTAAGAAAGAACTAGGACACAAGATTGATGAACAAGATCATGTCAAAGCAATTTGGTTAGCTCTGAATGCTAGTTATGGTCTAGAAGCATTCCGCTTTATGGTGTCATTTGCTACATCACTAGCTATGGTAGAAAATAAAATCTTTATTGGTAATGGTAACATTATTAGTTTAATTTTACAAGACGAATTACTACACAAAGAATGGACTGCTTGGATGATTAATCAAGTGGTTAAAGAAGATAAACGTTTTGCTAAAGTAGCAAAAGAGTGCGAAGCAGAAGTACAGAAAATGTACGAAGATGTTATCGCTGAAGAAAAGAAATGGGCTGACTATCTATTTAAGAAAGGACCTGTTATTGGACTCAATGAAAACATTCTTAAAGATTTTGTAGATTATACTGCGGTTAGTGCGTTAAAAGACATTGGTATCAAGTATTGGAACCCTGCTCCTAAGACAACACCAATTCCGTGGTTTAATAAACACAGTGATACAAGTAAAAAACAAACAGCATTACAAGAAAATGAATCAACTAATTATGTTATTGGCGTAATGAGTGAAACAGTCGACTATGATGCTTTACCATCTTTATAAGGGAGAAAAAAATGTTAAAAGTATTTTCAAAAACAAACTGTCCTTACTGCGACAAAGCAAAGCACTTATTAGAGTCTAACAATATTCCATTTGAAGTTGTTAACATTGAAGAAGATCCAGAACAAAGAGAGTGGTTGATTAATCAAGGGCATAGGTCAGTCCCACAAATTTATAAAGGTGATGATATCTTTGTAGAAGGTGGATATCAAGGACTAGCAAAATTATCACCAGAACAATTAAAAGAGGTAATAAATGCTTAATTCAAAAAAATATGAAAAGGATACTATTGTATCTTTCAAGATCGTCAATGGGGACGAGTTAATAGCAAAAGTTGTTGAAGAAACAGATAATGGTTACGTGGTTAACAAGCCATGTACAGTTGTACCAAGTCAGCAGGGGATTGGGCTAATGCAGAGTTTATTCACTGGCGACTTAGAAAATCATACTGTGACTCTAAGCAAAACACATGTTATGCTTTCAACAAGAACTATTAACGAAATGGAAAAACATTATATTAAAACTACAACTGGTATTGAAACTCCAGATGGTAGTGGAATTAGTATTGTTAAGTAGGTAACACAAAATGGCAGACTTAATCGCTACAGCTAGAAATGCAACAGTGGTTTCTGAAAATCAATATAACACTGTTGGTAAACCTAAAGGCAGTCTAACACCAGCAACTATGACTGCTATGATTGGCATACACAAAAGTGATGGTTCTGCTATTGACAAAGCACCTAACGTAAAACTAGTAGAAGATAAACTGGCCGCTATCGCCGCTGATGTAACAAACCCAAATCAAGCCGCGGCACAAACTGCACTAACTAATTTACAAAACGGTCAAGCAAAATTGTTTAACAAAAATGATTGTGGAGGATTTGGTTCTATCGTAGCACAGTGTGATAGTCATATCAGAGATAGTCATGACATCATGCTTACTCAACAAAATCTAGCAGGCACAGACTTTTCATCTTTTGGGCAAGGTGTAAAAGATATGGGCAGTATGGGTGACAGAGGGTTAACTAATTCATTTGGTGATTTGAAAGGTGCAGGAGCGGCCATTAATTCAACTGGTGGATTATTTAATGGAGTTGAAATAAAAAATCTAGGCACACCAGGTGGTATAGTTGAAGGACTAAACAATAACAAACTTGGTAATGCTACTGGGCTCAATAAAGCACTAAAAGACCAAGGTGTCAATCTTAATGACATACATAATCCTGCATATAAAGATAGAATTGAAGGAGTGTTAGGAAATATAAATGATCCGGCGGCACTTAATGCTAGTGCTGAGCAGTTTGGAACTGACCCATTTGCTGATTTACCAACATATTCAGGTAGTGATTCAAGTTTATATCAAACTCCAAGTTTTGGTGGTATACCAAGTTCACCATCATATAGTACATCGCCTGGTGCAACTTCATTATCGCAAAATCAAGCGGCAACATCACAACTTGGAGTTGGCGGATTTGATGCAGGTGCAACTGGATTTGGTGGCGGACAATTAGCTCAGCCTGGTGAAGGTGGCGGAGGAATACAAAGTCTTAAAGATCTAGGTGATCCTACAAAAACAGCCCCGCCAGCAGACTTAAAAGGATTAGACTTTGGTGGTATGGGAATTGAGTCAGCGGCCGGAGCGACTAATCCATTAAGTTCAATCGGAACTAAACTAGGTGACATGGGCGGCGGACGTATGATTAATGCTAGTGCGGCTCCTGGTATGTTTGGTGGTATTAAATTAGCAGAAACACCATTAAACAATGAGGCACAT